CCCTTCTAGCGCCGTGATCGGATCAATCATTTCCGTACAACCTTTTCCCACTGTAGGCAAACAACTTTGCGGTTATAAACATCACCCGTCCACGCCCACCGCACACAGCGGTATTCAGTCTTCCTGTCTTGGCTGGCGGCTCCCGGTAGAAACACCAAAAAGAGCATCAACAGCCATCGCATTTACCACGCCCAACTCCATGCAATTATGTACGTGCCATAGATAACGAAGGCCACTAAACAGGCCGCCGCAATGAATGCTTCAGCCCAGTCCCACATGATTAGATTGTTCTGTCAACCCAGTTAGGGTCGCGAGGCCAGTCAGAGAATGTACGGGGATCACCAGTGATTGTGGCTGGCAAGTTGCGTAATGCTGTTCTGTATGTAGCCCATGCAGTCTTATCTGCGGTGCTGTCAGCAATCTGCGTCCAGTCACAAGCGGCAAGCAAGGTGTTACGTGTGCCACGAATCTGAGCCATTGCACTGTCTTTGGCAGACTGAACTTCTTCTGCGGTTAGATCAGCTACGGCAACCGTGTATACCCAGCCATTTTCTAACACGGGTGTAGATGGCACAAGCTTCTGTGTCAGGCGGTCATGGGTGCGAAACAGGTTGACTCTGACAAACCCTTGAGCCACTAACTGCTCGTCTGTAACCGAATCAGTTTTACCAAAATACTTGCGGAAGTCGATGATCTCACCGATGTTTCCGTTTTCTACTTTTGCAATAAACATGAATGCTCCTTAGTTCGGGCCGTAATTAAAGAATGCCACAGTTGGCGGTGTAAAGTTTGCTGTGTATCGGGCATAGCCTTTGGTGATGCGCAGGTCATCTATGTAGCCGTTCATGTAATAGCCTCCGGTATATTCACCAAGACGACCAATGGCAAACATATTTGTTGTTGAGGCGGTAAGACTCCCTGTGCCAATTGAAGTTGAACCAACAGATGTCCCATTTAAATACAGCGTTAATGTTGAGCCGTTTCTTACCATTGCAATGTGTTGCCAAGTGCTGGCTGGCGTAATTGTTGATGATGTAATTGCATAGATTGTTACACCTATAACAACTCTACCTATAAAATATTCAGATGACGCTAAATATATTTCAAACGCTATTGGCTCACCAGCAGAAGTAGATTGAGAAATAACTGTGTTTGAATTTGTAGTTGTATTAAAGTATGTCCAAGCCTCAACAGTAAAGTTTCCTGAACCAAAGTCTAAGTTTGGTGTTGGTCTAATATATAAATAATCCCCAGTTCCATCAAATGCCAAAGACCCAGTTCCATACTTCTTAACACTTGTAGAAATCTGTGCGTTACCCGCAGTTTCTAAGTCGTTCATCATGGCGTTGTCAAAGATTGCGCCGTTGGTATTAGATAAAAGAAGTTGTGTTCCAGATACAGCAGTTACTGGGCTAGTTGGAGGTGTAAATGCCGCTGAATATAAAGATGTGTTTGCTACACGCAATCCAGATATATAACCATTAACATAGTCATTAACATTATTAGAAACACCTATGCGTAAAGTTGCCCCGTTTGTCCAGTTTGTTGTGTTTGCCGCTGAATATACGGATACCCCATTCACATAAAGCACTAAATTTCCGCTAGTGCGTACTGCCGCATAGTGAGTCCAAGAGAAAGTAGGGGCAGAACCACCATCTATGACATCGCCATCATAAACATATAGACCGCCAGAAGTATTGATGGATACGACAAAAGAATTATTTTTAAACATCATTACAGCCATTTGTGTTGCTGTAGTTCTATATGCCCAAAATTCAACTGAGTAATTTCCAGTTCCAAATGTAAGTGCCGCATTATCAGCAAGACTTAAATAATCCCCATTACCATCAAAGTAAGCAGACCCACCAATCACGCTTGTGGAGTAGGCGGTAGAAGTACCAAATGGGTTGAAGCGTTGAACGCTACTTGTTGAACCAACAATTGTTAAAGCGTAGGCGTTGGATGAAGTGTCAAGAAATCTATTTGACTGACAGGTAAGCAGTGCTGTGCCAGTTATTGCAGTCAATGGCGTTGTGCTTGGCGTAAAGTTGCCTGTGTAAACAGCGGTATTTGTTACACGCACATTAGAAAGATATTGAACTCCTCCGTTGCTAATGCTCCCATTATCTAAACCGCCAAGAACAAATGAACCAGAAAGAGTTGCTGAATGACTTACTGTTCCAACAGAAGCACCATTTAAATAAAACGTAATAACGCCAGAACTTCTAACAATAGCAATATGATTCCATGTCCCTACTGTCCACGCAGACGTTGTAAAACTAGCCAATAAAGCGTTGTTGGTAATTATTCTAAGTGCTGTGGTTAATAATGAAACACGTATTCCGCTTGTTGTTGCCGCATTTCCCAAACACCAAGGTACTGTTCCACTAGCCTCAGCATTTACCCACGACTCAATTGTAAAATCAGATGCGTAACTGCCAATGCTTGACGTTGTGTAAATGTAATCACTTGAAAAATAATTAGACCAATTAGACCCATAAGGAGAGAAAGAACCTTGGGTTGTATTGCCGTTTCGGGTAATAGTAAAGTTGTTTGTACTACTGTCTAGGAACGTATTGTTCTGTGCGCCATTAGTTCCATCACCATGCAAGAGCATAGTGACGTAGTTAAATTGTGGGTCAATAGGCGGGTTGTTGGCGTTAGGCCATTGACCTAGTTTCTGCCAGTAAGCCTGTTGCTCAAGCGTCCAGATACCGGGCGCAGTGCTGTTTGCGTAATTACCTGATGGTACAGGTGCGGTTTTGCTAATTATTCCGCCGGGGTACTGTTTAGACATTCGTTACCTCAACCCATGAAGTTGTTGGTTCGTCCCATGTGTAACGCTTATCGTCTATCGGCATAGGCGTAGGAGCATCCCACAAACAAGTTGTTTCGTTCAATGTCCAAGATGGGTATGGTTTGGGTGGGATAAAAGCATCACGGCCTGAGTCGTATGTGTAGCCAATGCCTGCGTAGTTCTTACGTAATGGACGACCTTCTGGGTGCTGACCACCTTTGGTGTTGTACGAAGTCTGAACCCAGCCTGTACCAAACAAGCCTGAATCAATAACGTCCTGCTCCGCCACAATAACTTGTGTGACGATGCCGTTTTCTACTTTTGCAAAATGACTCATGTTGTGCCTCAGAATGTGATTGAACCAGAAGAGTTAAATTGATAGATGGTATTTCCACCACTGGTTGTAACTGTCGGGGAGCCTGTAGTTGCAGATGCCGGAATTGCTGATGAAATGATAACTACGCCAGAACCGCCAGCGCCACCTACTTGTGGACTTGATCCGCCGCCACCGCCGCCACCAGTATTTGCAGTTCCAGAAGTGGCAGGTATAGAATCATCTGCGCCATTACCGCCACCACCATTTCCGCCTACGCTAGTGTTAAAACTACCTCCCCCTCCACCAGCGTAAAACACAGAAGTACCAGTAATAGACGATGCTAAACCTACACCGCCGCTATATGTTCCACTATCACCGGCGGCGGCTCCGCCAGTAGCACCTGCACCGCCACCACCAGCACCGCCAAGACCAGTAGTTTTTGAGCGGCCAGCACTACCCTGACCTGATGTAGCAGCGCCTCCTGCGGCTGAACCATCACCGCCAGCACCACCTCCAGAACCGCCAGCACCCCCAGCACTAACACCAAGAGTACCGCCACCGCCGCCATAACCACCACCCGTAGAAGTAATGCTAGAAAATACCGAATTAGTACCAGCAACTCCATTACTCCCGCTACCGGGAGTGCCTGCGGCTCCGCCAGCGCCAACAGTTACTGTGTAGGAAGTTCCAGCATCAAGTGGAAAACTACTACCACTAAGCAAGCCACCAGCACCAGCACCACCGGAATAATAACGACCGCCGCCACCACCGCCAGCAACAACAAGGTAGTCAACTAAAACGGGAGCAAAAGTCCAAGTGCCAGCCGCAACAGCTTGCATCTGCTGTCTTAATGTCCATGATCCTGAATAATTAGGCATTGCTTACTCTCAGAATGTTATTGAACCGGAAGAAGTCCATTGGTAAACACGATAGCCTCCAGCCACAGTAATTGTTGGTGAGCCTGTTGTTGCTGAAGCTGCATCAAAAGAATCTGCATAGCGGATGATGACAATACCAGAGCCACCAGCACCACCATTACCAGTATTTGATGCAGCGCCACCGCCACCACCGCCTGTGTTAGCAGTTCCAGATACTCCAGCAGTGCCGCCTGTTACTCCACCATCTCCACCACCACCAGCACCACCAATACCTTTACTAGCAGATGCGCTGGCATCCATACCGCCACCGCCACCACCAGCGTATGTTACTGATGAACCAGAAATAGAAGATGCTGAACCAGCACCGCCATTGCCAGCTTTACTTCCTCCATCATCACCAGCAACTCCTACTGCACTAGCACCGCCGCCACCGCCACAATAAGTTCCACTAGTACTTGTATTTCCACCATTATTTCCTTGAGATGGTGATGTTGATGGCGTATTTCCTGCCGCACCTAAATCATTGGGTGCTGTTGTTCCATATCCACCGCCACCGCCAGAGCCGCCTGTAGAAGTAGCCGTACTACCACTTCTAGCGTTTCCACCACCGCCACCGGTTGATGTGATGGTTGAAAAAACAGAATCTCCACCTCTTCCACCATTGGCATAACCACCAGAATTAACTGCCGCACCTCCAGCACCAACAGTTACTGTGATTGCAGAGCCTGATGAAACGGCAAATCCTGATGCCGTTCTATATCCACCAGCACCGCCGCCACCAGAACCATCTCGACCGCTTCCGCCACCGCCAGCGACAACTAAGTATTCAACAGTTGAAGTTATATTTGCTGGTGTAATGCTATTAGATGCCGCACTTGCTGGGCCAGCGCCATAAGCATTTATTGCTACCACTGTAAATGTGTAGGCTGTACCCGCAGACAAACCGCTAACAGTGACCGGAGAAGATGTTCCTGTGCCTGTAATGCTACCGGGCGATGAGATAACCGTGTACCCAGTGATCGCCCCACCACCTACGTTAGAAGGCGCTGTAAACGTTACAGACGCAGACAAGTTTCCCGCAGTTGCCGTACCAATGGTAGGCGCATCAGGTACTTTCAAACCGTTATAGGAAGCGGTAATGAACCCGCCTTGGTAGCGTTGGGACATCTTCTACCCCGTTTAGCTAATAACTTCGTATGAGATGCTGTATGTGATACCGCTGGCCGTGCCTGATGTAACAATAATTGATGAACCTTCCATCAAATACACGGCTGTAGTTTTGTCCACAACAATCAGTGAAGCATCGGCAGGAACAGACACTGTAGACACGATTGGGAAAGCTGTACCACTAGATGGAGCAGAGCCTTGAGCTACAGCACCGTTGGTATAGATAGCCACTGTGGTATCCACTGCCGCAGAGCCATTCACATTAGCCGCAACAATCTGGTTGATCTTGAAGACCTGACCGCTAGAAGCAGCGTTGGGAACCAAAACCACTGCGGTTGTTGCGCTAGGTGTGAGGTATGTAGTTGTGCCTGACGCTGTGGTCGCGGCGAAAAGATTTGGATTTGCCATGATAGTTCCTTAAAAGCCAAAGACCAGCGCGATGGCTGTTGCCCTCGCTTGAGATACACCAGATGCCGCAGGTGCAGCAGATGTCCACGTAGTGCCGTTAGACACTAAAACATTACCGTTTGTGCCGGGGGCTACAAAACTGGGCGTTGATGCACCATTACCCAGAATTACGTTGTTAGCCGTTAAAGTGGTTAGACCTGTACCACCTTGGTCAACACCAAGAGTTCCAGTAGACACCAAGTTTTTGCTTGCGTCTGTAAAGACGGGCTTGCTGGCTGTCAGTGAAGAATCAATGATGTCATTGGCAGTCAGCGTTGTGCCGTCAAAGGTCAGGTTAGCAGAAGCGCCAAATGCTCCAGAGTTGTTGTACTGAACTTGAGTGTTAGAGCCTGCTGGCAAACCACCACCCACATTAACAAAGTTAGTGCCGTCCCAAGCCACAATAGCCCGTGTACCCGCAGGTACAGTAACGCCCGTTCCAGTTGTGCCTTGGACAATGATTGACTGGGTGCTAGACGTTTTGTTGATAACAACGTAAGTCTTAGACTGGGCTGGAACCGTGATGGTTCGTGTAGCTGTGCCGCCTGCTGTCCACAAAAGAACTGCGTACTGGGAGCTATTAGCCGTCAGACCCGTGCTTGCCGCTGTACCCGTAGTCAAAGTCAGCGTGATGTTTGCATCAGTGGAGATTGTCTGTGTACCAGCAACGGCAACGTCAACGATTTGAGAAATGGCATTGTTAACCGTATCGCCCCAAGTACCAGATAAGGTTCCTGTAGTCGGTAGGGTCAAGCCAATTAGCGAGGTATTTGCCATCTATAGCTCCTACTGTGTAGAAATTTGTGTCCAACCGGGCGATTCCGTTGTATCCACAGCAGCCCAGCCCGGTGTTTGCGGATTGCTGATATTTTGCCATGTAACGCCTTGTGTGTCATCAATAATTTCCCACAAGTATCGCCCACCATTTGTTTCTGTTATTGCCATCGTTTCCGACCGGCTTACTTGGTAGTTTGCACCACCATCGTTTGTATCCGTGATTGCCGCAGACTCAGTTAAAAACTCTTGGTAATACGTTCCTACAGTCGTTCCCTCTTCAATAGCCATCGACTCTACGATGGTCATAATCAGCACAGCCACCTGTGCTTCTGCTATTGCAATCGACTCCGATATATCACCTAAGAATGTAGCAACCGCTTCCTCTACACTCACAATTCCCAAAGAATCCGACACGCTCTCGTTGTAACTTGTTTGCGCGGCCTCATCATCCGTTATGGCCTGAGACTCTGCTACGCTTTCGTTGTAGCTGGTTATCGCCGCATTTGCGTCAGCAATAGCCATTGTTTCAGTTACAGACCCCACAAAGTTAGCAACAACAGACTGGTCTTCAGCAATAGCGGCAGATTCATCAACTGCCACATTCATCGTCAGAACTACAGTCTGAATATCCTGAATGCCTTCTGTTCCATTCCACGAACCAGAGCCCCAAGCGTCTTGACCCCACGTAGTGCCGTTTGTCAACGACTCTTCAATACTTACCTCAATCAACAACCCAGCCGCAGGTGAATCAGCAAGTAGGGCGGTTTCTGTAACGCTCACAGGGAAAGTTTCTCCCCCGCCCCATGCGTTCTCACCCCATGTGCCGTCACCCCAAGCTAACGCCATATCAAGTCAGTGTTAATGTGTATGTAACTGCAATTGTGTCGCCGTTAACAACAGCCTTAGAACTAGAGAAATCACCCGCAGAGAACAGTGTTCCTGTGGTGTTATCGATTGTTGCAGAACCACCAATGTTGATAAAGCAACCCGCCACAGTACCTGTGCTGGTCATAGAAAATGACACGGCAGAAGACGTAGCCTTGCTAGAAGCAGCGGCGGCAGAAAAAGATGGTGTAGGACGGCTACCAGAATATGCAGGAGCGTTAGTGCCACCCACTTCTAGCCAGCCTGCGTGGGATGCTTGTGTGTCAGCTACGTTAGCTGAACCCACACCCTTTAACCCCATCACAACTGCGCCAGCGGCTGAGTTACCAAGGATGGTATCCAAGGTCAAGTTCTTACCAACAGTCGTTACCAAGTTCTGAATAGGTTCGTCCCACTTAATAAAGCCATCAATGCTGTAGCAAACAGCATGGTATGTACCATGAATAGCCATCTCATCAGAAGGCGTGGTGTTGTATTTTGTGATTGCTGCTACTTGGTCGGTAGCGGTGATTTTGTCCAAGCTCATGTGAGGCTCCTTAATTAGAACTACGAATTAACGAAGTGGTTGGGCCATTTACTGGCATTGTGATTGTAAAAGTGGTTGTAGATGTCTTGTCAGAACCAAAGTCCAGCACGGCCACAGATTTATTACCCTGAGTTACGTTGTAAATCAAAGCACACCTGGCTGTCAAAGCGGCAGTCCAAGATACATTAGGGAAGCCAACATAGGCCGTATACCCAGAGGATGTTACTGTAATTGGCGTCAAAATAGACCCACCAGCTGAGTAACCAGATGC